ATGACGGTCCGGGTCGGCCAGGTCTGGGCCTCCAACACCAAGTCCGACCGCGAGCGCGGCGTGCGGCAGCACCGGACCGTGATCGAGATCCTCGAGCACGGCGCCGTGCTCGAGCATCGCGGCATCCGAGGACAGTTGCTCACGAGCTCGCTCCTCATCAGCAACGACAGGATCGCCGGCCATCGCCTCGTCCGCGACGCGGGAGAGCTGTCGTGAAGCTCCTCGAGCACCCGGTGTCGCCCGGACCGTTCGTGGCGTGGTTCGACGGGTTCGTCGCACGGCACGTCGCGGAGGACGTCGACCGAGTCACGGAGCGGCGCGCCGTCGCGTTCGCGGCGATCGGCTGGCCGTCGTCGCTCAACTCCGCGGAGCGGAAGCTGCACCGCTGGCGCAGGCAGGTCCGCCACGTCGACGCGATCGAGGTGTACGACGCGCTGACGCTCGCCGGCGTCGCGTTCGACGACGTGTACGACGCCCCCGAGTTCGCGGCGGCCCGCGCCGCGATGGCCGCCACGCCCGCCCCCGTCGCCGGCCGCAAGCGCGGCAAGCCGGTCGGGAAGTGGCGCAAGCTCACCGACGACCAGGTCCGGTTGGCGCACCGCATCTACGTCGAGCGCGGCCTGTCGCTGCGCAAGCTCGGAGCGCTCATGTACGAGCGGTTCGGGTACGCGTCGCCCGACTCGTGCGCCGGCGCGCTGAGCACCGCGTTCATCACGCTCGGCCTGCCGCGACGGGACCGCACCGCCGCCACCATCGCCGCGTCCACGATCCACGGCCTTTCGCCGCGCGGCGCGCGAGCGAGCACCGACCCGAAGTTCTCCGCGCATCGCGCCGAGCTACGTCGTGCCCGCGGCGAGACCCTCGACCGTCCCCGCTGCGCCGGGGTGCGAACCCAGTACCCGCGGAAGGGCCGGCCGTGCCAGCAGCGCGCCCAGGCCGGCAGCGACTACTGCTGGGCGCACGACCCGGCCCATGCTGAGGAGCGCGACCGGCACCTCGAGCAGATCCGCGCCCGGATCGGGGAGGCGGCATGAGCACCACCACCCTTCCCGACCGGCGCTGGATCGACCTCGCCGCACGGTCCGGCTCCGGCCGGCCGCTGCACGTCGTCGCCCGCGCCCTCGAGCAGTTCGCCGAGCACCACGACATCCCTCGCACCCAGATCGCGGCCGAAGCGGGCGTCACGGAGACCGTCATCACGACCTGGGCCCGCAACGCCGGGCTCCCGTCGCGCCGCGAAACGAGCCGGGACGACCTGGACCGTGCGATCGCCGCATGGGAGCGCACCCGGTCGGTGTCTGCCGCCGCCCGCGAGCTCGGGGTGACCCGCAACACCGTGCGACGCAGGCTCCGTCTCGCCGGGTACGACATCCGGCCTGACAGGTCGACCGCGGTCCGCGATGCGCTCGCGGAGGCATACCGGCCGCCCGACGGGTACGTCGGCACGATGGAGGCCGCCCGCCTCCTCGACGTCGACCCGTCGACCACGCACCGGTGGTGCGTCGAGGGCCGGATCCCCGGCGCGCTCCGCGAGCGACGGCGGTCCGACGAGGGCACCGGCCGGCTGCGTTGGCTGATCCCGGAGGCATGGATCGACCGGCAGCGCGACATACGTCGCGCGCGAGGGAGCGCGCCGTCCCGACGGGGACGGGACCGCGCCGCGCCGTTCGCCGCATGGCTCGCCCGCCAGGACCTGTCGCTCGACGAGCTCGCGTGGCGGGCCGACATCGCCGACGGCGGCCGACTGCGGGCGATCCTGCGCGGCGAGGTCACCACCGTCGGCCTGTCGACCGCCGATGCGGTCCTGACCGCCAACGACGCCCGCCTCGAGGACGTGTGGGGCGACATCGACCAGCGCATCGCCGCCGCTGACGGGCTCGCGGAGGTGGCGTGATGGCGGTCCGTGCCCTCAACGCCCGCGGGCAGTTGACCGAGGCCGGCTGGCAGGCCCAGGTGATCGGCATCGCCCGTGTCGGCGGGTGGTGCGTCTACCACCCGCCGGACAACCGGCCCGGCGGGCGCACCGGACGGCCGCAGCGCACGATTCCCGAGGCGACCGGCTGGCCCGACCTCGTCCTCGTCCGTGACGGCGAGCTGCTCGTCCGCGAGCTGAAGACCGACCGGGGCCGGCTCGGCCCCGGCCAGCAGGACTGGCTTGACCGACTCGCCGCGTGCGGCGTCGACGTCGCGGTGTGGCGACCCCGCGACCGGGCCGACGTGGAGGCACGCCTCCTCGCGCCCCGCAACACCACCACGACCAGGAGCGCCGACTGATGGGCTGGGCAAAGATCGACGACCAGCTGCACGGCGACCGGAAGGTCCGCCGGCTCTGGCACACCGAGCCCGCGGCGCTCGGCCTGTGGACGCTCGCGCTGTCGCACTGTGCCAACCAGGAGACCGACGGACACATCGACGACCTGTGGGTGCTCGAGCGGGTCCCGGACGACGAGATGCGCGAGCGGCTCGTCACCGCCCTCGTGAGCGTCGGCCTGTGGGACGAGCGGGACGGCAGCGACGGGTGGTGGATCCACGACTACCTCGACTACAACCCGTCGCGTGCCGAGCTCGTAGCGAAGCGCCGCGCGGACGCGGAGCGCAAGGCGGCAGGACGAGCCGAGCAGGCGCGACGTCGCGCCGAACGCGCCACGGTTTCCGGCGGGTCGCCGACTGGAGTCCGCGAGGCGTCCGACGCTCCGCCGCCCGGACCGGCCGCGGACTCCGCGAAGCGTCCGCGGCGTGTCCGCGCGGACACCGCCAGGACTCCGCAGGGAGTCGCGGCGGAGTCCAGTGGTCCCGACCCGACCCGACCCGACCCCTCCCGTCCTACGGTGGCTTCGCCACCGCCCCCCGCGCGCGAGCGCGAGGCCGCCCCTCCGGCACCGACCGCCGACCCGCCCCGGCCGACCGCGGCGGTGCTGGACTGCCCCGAACCGGTTCGGGCGATGCTGCTCGACGCCGGGTTCGACCAGGGCGAGATCGACCATGCCGACGGCGCGCTCGGCTACACCCTCGGCCAGCTCAACCTGCCCCCGGACGTCGACTGGTGGCGCTACGGCCAGGAGATCGCGACGGCCCGCCAGAACGGCCGGCTCCGCCGCCCCGGCCCGATCGCCGCGCTCAAGTTCGTCGCGAAGGGCGCGAACGGGCCTCCACGCCTCCGGCCCGGCCAGAACGGACGACGAACCGGGTCGACGGTCGACCACTACCGCGACATGGCCGCCCGGTTCGCCGACGAGGAGCGCACCGATGCTGCTGCGTGAGTGGGCCCAGGTCGAAGCCGCGATCGCCGCCGCATGGCCGCAGTCGAAGCCGCACACCGACGACGAGGTGCGAATCCGTCACGGCCTCGTCCCTCCCGACCTGCAGCTCGACGTGGCGCTCAACGCCGTCGCGACGCTCGTCCGCGCCGGCCGCGACTTCCCACCACCGCTGCCCGTGCTCGTCCGCCAGGCCGACGAGCAGTCCCGACCGCCGCTCCCGTCGCCCGGAGCCACGCTCCACCTGCTGTCGCAGGCCATGAGCGCCTACGGCCCCGACCGCGAGGCCGACGCGCTCCGCTGGCTCGCCCAGCAATCGCCGCACGCCGCCCGCCTCGCCGTCGAGCTCGGCTGGCGCCAGTTCGGCATGGAGCGCACCGGCGACCCCGACATCGGCGGCGCTGTCCGGCAACGCCTGCAGCAGACCGCCGGGGCGGTCATCCGCGACCTCGAGCGCGAACGCACGAACGGCCATGTCCGCGAGCTCGTCGCGAACCGCCTTCGCACCCTGAACGGCGCACCCGACCGGCATGGCCTGCGCCCCGCCGCCGAGCGCGTCGCCGACCTGCTCCCCGCACCCGACCAGAGGCCCGCCGCATGATCCCCCAGCTCGACCAGCGCGCCCCCGACACACCCGACCGGACCGGCTTCCTCGCCGCCCACCCGGCCCCGAAGCCCAACCCGCTGCTCGTCCCCCCGGTCGCGCTCCTCGAAGTCGCGCAGCTCCTCGCCGACGAAGAGCCCACCCACGGCAACCGCTGGCGACGCCGACCCGCCCGCCACCACCTCGCCGCCGCGCTCCGCCACACGCTTCGCTGGAACACCGGCCAGACCGTCGACCCCGACAGCGGCCACAGCCACCTCACCCACGCCGCCGCCCGCATCCTCATGGCCCTCGAGCAGGAGGCAACGTCGAAACAGCACCGGCCCGGTGCGTAACGTCGACACCGATGCAGGCCACCGTGCCCCCGATCCAACGAGACCCCCGACGCGTCGCCGCGATCATCGCGACCGCCCACGCCATCCGGGCCACCATCCCCACCGGCCCCACCAACGACGAGCACCTCGCCCAGGCCGCCGACCACATCGTCGCCGCCGTCATCCGCGAGCTCCGCGTCCACCGCCGCTACCGCGTCACCGCCAGCCCCGACGGCACCCCACGCTCCGCGATCGTGCTCGCCCACGACGTCGACGACCCCCGAGCCGCCCGCCGGGCCGCGATCAACGCGCACGTCGAGTACGCCGACCACCCCAACGCCGAGATCCGCGTCCAGTGCGCCTACCGCGCCCGCTACGAACGCGTCCACATCGACCCCACCACCGACACCATCCCGATCAACGCGATGGTGCTCGATGCCGCGTGACCCGCTCATGGCGCTCGCCGTCCTCTACCACCGCGCCGCCGAGCACCACCTCATGGTCACCCTCGACCGGCAAGGCGCACGCACCCTCATGCTCGTCACCAAGACCAGCCGCGCACTCCGCCGGCTCCGCTACCGCATGATCTGGCGCGAAACGCGCGTCCACGACCTCACCGAACACGGGCTCGGCCAAGCCGCGCACCTCCTCGACCAGGACCTCGCACAGGACCCGCCCCGCCACCGATTCGAGCGAGGCCACGGATGACCGACGCCCGCAACCGCGAACGCCGCACCCCCCGTACCTGCCCGCACTGCGGCGGCACCTGGACCCCGCACGGCACCCGCCGCCGCGACCCCTGGGCCATCTGCAGCGCCTGCATCACCGCCCACCGCCTCGCCGCCCGAGCCCAGGACGCCGGGCTCACCACCCACATCGTGCACCTCGAGCCGCTCCACGCCCGCGTTCGCGCCCACAACGGCGACCGCAACTGGGGATGGATCGACAGCCACCACGACATCGCGACCACCGACCGATCCGCCGGGACGCGAAGGAGAATCGCGGCATGAGCGACGACATCTACGACCCCGACTGGACACCGCCGAAACCGCACCTCTGGAAGTGGGTCCCCGGCCGCGACCTCGTCGACCCCGAACACGGGGCCGTGCACCAGCCGGGCCGGTGGCAGCCCAACACGGGCGACCCCGAAGGCAACGACGAACTGTGGCGTGAAGCCCGCGAACGGGACGCCTACGAGGGTCCGTGACCACCGCGTCCCGCACCTGCGCCGGCACGTCGAAGAAGACCGGCAAGCCCTGCCGGGCCCGGCCACTCCGGGACGGCGACTACTGCATCGCGCACGACGAGGACGCACGAGCATCCACAGGATTCGGGGGACCGCAGCCCGGAAGCGGCCGTCCCCGCAACCCGCGCCCGTCCGAGGTTGCCCGCCGCCTCATCGAGGAGAACGTCCTAGCGCTGCAGCGGCCGTACTGGCGGGCGCTCGGGTACGACGTCGAGATCGGACCGGACGGCCCGCGCCTCGTCGAGCTCGAGCAGGGCGGCGCGAAGCTCCACGCCTCGTTCGAGGGCTGGATCGGCGTCAGCGACCACGACGACCTCGCCGCGCAGATCCAGGCCGCCGAGAAGCTGCAGGACCGCGTGTACGGCCGGCCGAAGCAGGCCACCGAGGTGTCCGGCCCCGACGGCGGGCCGATCAACACGGTCGACGTCAGCGACCCCGAGACGCGGGACCTCATCGGTGAGCTACTCCGACGCCGACCGGCTGCTCGCGACGAGTAGCCCGGCCGGGTTCGCTCATGTCGCGTCGCGCGGCACCTGGACCCCGTTCGAGCACCTCATCCTGTTGAACGACGCGCTGATGCGCGTCGCCGCCGGCGAGGTCCGCCGGCTGATCGTCACGATGCCGCCACGGCACGGCAAGAGCGAGCTGATCAGTCGCTACCTGCCAGCGTGGTACCTCGGCCGCTACCCGGACCGGCAGGTGATGCTCACGTCGTACGAGGCGACGTTCGCCGCGTCGTGGGGAGGCAAGGCGAGGCAGCTCCTCGAGGAGCACGGGCCGGGCCTGTTCGGGGTGCGGGTGTCCGACGGGTCCGCCGCGAAGGACCAATGGCGACTCGACCGTCACGACGGCGTGATGGTCACCGCCGGCGTCGGCGGGGGCGTCACCGGCCGTGGCGCGCACCTCCTCGTCATCGACGACCCCGTCAAGAACGCCGAGCACGCCCGCTCCCAGGTCCGACGCGACGCGGTGTGGGACTGGTGGACGTCGACCGTTCGCACCCGCCTCATGCCCGCCACCGGCACCAGCCCTCCCGGCGCGGCGATCGTCGTGATGACCAGGTGGCACGAGGACGACCTCGTCGGCCGGCTCATCGAGCACCAGGAGCAGGGCGGCGACCGATGGGAGATCGTGAACCTGCCGGCGCTCGCCGAGGAGCACGACCCGCTCGGCCGGGCACCCGGCGCGGCCCTGTGCCCGGAGCTGTTCGACGAGGCCGCGCACGAGCAGACCCGCCGCGCGATCGGCACCTACTGGTTCGCGTCGCTGTACCAGCAGCGCCCCGCCCCCGCCGAGGGCCTGCTGTTCAAGGACGAGCACTTCCGGTACTGGACGCGCGACGCGACCCCGTCCGGGCAGACCCTCGCGATCCTGCACCAACCCGACGGGCCGCCGACCACGGTGATGACGCACAAGCTCGACGTGTTCCAGGTCGTCGACGTCGCCGCGTCGAGCAAGGCGACGGCGGACTACACCGTCGTCACCACGTTCGGCCGGTGCCCCGACGGGCAGCTCCTCGTGCTCGACGTCGCACGCCGGCAGTTCGAGCTGCTCGACGTCCCCGGCTTCATCGACCGTGAGCACGAACGGCACGGCCGCCCCCCGCTGTGGGTGGAGAACTTCGGCCACGGGTACGGCGTCGTCAAGGCGCTGCGCCGGAAGGGGATCGCGGTGCACGGCGCGGACCCGATCGGCGACAAGGTGATGAGGGCGATGGACGCCGTCGCGCGGTACGAGGCCGGCGAGATCTACCACCTGCGTGGCGCGGACTGGCTCGACACGTTCGAGGCCGAGCTGAAGGCGTTCCCGACCGGCTCCAACGACGACCAGGTCGACACCGTCGCCTACGCCGCGATCGTGCTCCCGAAGGTCACCGCAGCCACCGCGAAGCCCGCGTCCACGAAGGCGAAGCCCGAAGGCGTCGGCGTACCCGCCGGGGTGGCCAAGCGACGCCGGCGCCGCTCGGCATCCTAGGAGAGCGCGTTCTCCCTGTCGAGCTCGCGGGTCGCGCGCACGTTATCTGCAAGCTCCTTGAGGTCCTGCTCAACCTGGGGCCTACGGTGCGGCGGGTTGACGGCCCGGATCGCACCCTCGAGAGCAGCGACGCCCTGGCCGACCATAACCTTCGCGTACTCGGCGGCCTCGCGGTCGGGTTGCGCGACGCCATGCCGGATTCGCTCGTACTTGGTGTAGGCCTCGCACACTGCCTCGTACTCGCTGTGCCGGAACGCCCGCGCGGCTTCTTCCCCGCGTCGTTCGAGCATCGTAGGCGTAGGGAGTTGCTGGAGCTGGAGAACTCGCCGCGCGCGTGGACCGAGGTCGAGAGACCGTAGCCCGGTCAGCATGTCCGCCATCTCTGCCTCGAACTGGCGTCGATAACCGCGCGCAGTCTTCCAGTCGCCGTAGGCGACGAGGCCCGCTTGGATGCCTCCGGACACGCCAACGCCGATGACGGTGAAGAGCCCCGCGATGACGACATCGTCCATCTGCTGATCGTCCCACCCGAACCGGCTGGATCGGCCAACCGCACGAACCGGTTGCACCCGGCGGCGTGACCCTGCCACGGTGATCTTCAGCCGATGCGCACCGTGATCTGCCATCCCGCCCCGGGCTACCCGGCCACCCCGGCCGGGTAGCCCCGCCCGCACCCGCGGGCCCGGCCGACCGTGGCCAGCCCCCCGACCGGCCGCAAGGCCGGCCCGAACGTCGGGCCCGTCTCCAACGGCGACAGCCGACGCATCGCCGGCTACCGCACGTTCCGTGACGACGCGGACCCGATCGACGAGCTCGTCTGGCCGCTCTCGATCGACACCTACTCGATCATGGACACCGACGGGCAGGTCACCGCGCTACTGCGCCTCATCGACTGGGCCGTCCGGAACTACCAGTTCGAGCTGCACCCCGGCGACCTGTCCGGCACCCTGCTCGACAAGCTCGCGCAAGACACGCACCTGCCGATCGCCGGCCAGCCCGTCGACGACGAGCACGCCGCCCGCACCGCCCGCGTCCACCGTCGCCGGCTCCTGCGCGACATCCTCCGCGCGCTCTCGATCGGGCACAGCGTGTTCGAGATCGTCGGCGAATACGACGACGACCGCACCTGGCGGATCATCGACCTGTCGCACCTCAACCCCCGGTCGCTGGACCGGTGGCACTTCGGGAACGACAACCGCGTCGAGCAGATCGACCAGTGGCACGGCGTACCACCGACCGAGCTGCACGCCGGACGCCTCGCCGTGTTCCGGCTCGACCCGTCGCACGACCACCCCTACGGCGAGTCGATGCTCCGGCCGCTGTACACCGACTGGGTCAGCAAGGACCGCGCGATCCGCGTGAACCTCCTGTCGATCGAGCGGCACGGGATGGGCATCCCGACCGTCGAGATGTCCGACGAGGCCCAAGCCAAGCACCAGCAGGACTACCTCGACATCGTCACCGGCGTCGCGGCGGGGGAGGAGACCGGGGTCGTGATCCCGGCCGGCGCGTCGTTCGACATCAAGGGCATGGACGGCACGCTGCCGGACACCCTCGCCACGATCCGGTACCACGACGAGGCGATGTCCCGCACGATGCAGGGACAGGTCGCGCAGCTCGGCCAGACCGACAACGGGTCCGGGTCATACGCGCTGTCGCGGACGCTCGACAACATCCTCGACATCGCCCGCGACACGATCGCCGGGTGGATCGCCGAGGCGATCACCGAGCAGATCGTGGCCCGGTGGTGCGAGTACAACGCCGTCGAGCTGTCCCGGATGCCGCGTGTCGACTGGGCGCGCCCGGAGCCGGACCCGGTGGCGTTGCAGCCCGCCGACATGGTGGCGCTCGTGAACGCCGGGCTCGTGAACCCGGCGCAGCTCGAGGTGCGCGAGCACGTCGCCCGCACGTACGGGCTGCCCGCCCCGGACGCCACGCCGCTCCCCGCGGCACGCGACCGGGAACGTCCGCAGCTGTCCGGGCCCCGCCAGCTTGCGGCCGCCCCGGAGCCACCGGCGGACCCCGGCGTCGGGCACCGGCACCTGAACGAGCCGGAGCGGCGAGCCCGCGTGCTGTTCGCGCAGGTCGCCGACGCGTGGGACACCGCCGTCGACGCCACCTCCGCCGTCTACCAGGACCTCCGCGACCGCCTGATCGCCGCCGCCGCCGACGAGATCGCGGACAGCGACCTCCTCGACGACCTCGCGACGCTCGCCCCCGACCTCCGCGACCGGCTCCTCGACGCGATCCCCGACGACCTCGTCGAGCGCGCCGCAGACCTCCTCGACGACGCGGCCCGCACCGGCGCCACCCAGGTCGCCGACGAGTTCGCCCGACAGGGCGCAGACGACGCCGACCCTGGCGACCCCGACTACCGCGGTCGCGCCACCGAAGAGGCCGGGCTCGTCGCCGGCGCGCTCGCGATGGTCACCGCCGACCAGGCGCTCGGGATCGTCGCCCGCCGCCGCGGCCCCGACGTCACCCCCGACGAGCTCGCCGACGCGATCCGTGACGAGCTCGCGGACCTCACCACCGCGCACACCGACGACCTTGCCCGCGGTGGCGTCACCCGCGCCCAGCACACCGGCCGGACCGCCACCATCCGCGCCCACGAATCGGACGTGGTCGGCATCTACGCGTCGGAGCTGCTCGACAGCAACACGTGCACCGAGTGCTCGCACGTCGACGGGACCGAGTACCCCGACCTCGACGCGGCGCTCGCCGACTACCCGACCGGCGGCTACCGGGCATGCGCCGGCGGGGACCGGTGCCGCGGAACCCTCGTCGCGATCCACGCCGCCGAACAGGAGGTGTCGGTCCAGTGACCGACCTCATCACGATCAAGGCCGTCCCGATCGCCCGCGTCGGCGACTGGAACGCCGCCGCCGGCACGGGCGTCCTCACCCCCGAGGACCTGCAGTCGATGGTCGACGCCGCCCAGGACCCGGAGATCCAGGCCGCCGGACCGGTCCGAGGCTGGCTTGGCCACAACGGGGCGGTCGATGACTGGGGCGACCCGATCCCCCGCGACCCGTACGACACCGCCGAGCCGGCGATCGGGACCGTCGAGAACCTGACGACCGCCGACGACGGACAGACGCTCGTCGCGGACCTCGTCGACGTGCCGGAGATCGTGACGGTGCTGTACCCGCAGCGCTCGATCGAGACGATCGGTGGCGTCGTCACCGCATCCGGGAACGGCTACCGGTGCGTCCTCACCGGCATGGCGTACCTCGGTCGCGCCGACCCGGCCGTGAAGGGCATGCCTGACCTCCTCGACGCCGTCCGGGCGTCCGCGACCGGTGCGCTCGCCGCCGGTGGCGTGCGCTGGATCGGTGAGCCGGCGCTGATGTCCGCGCTGCCTGCCGACACGCCGCCACCGGCCGACGACCAGGTCGTCGCCCGCGTCACCCGCCGTGCGCTCGCGCTCGCGGCCCGCACCGACCTTGCCCCCGCCGGGGCAGACCACCCGGCCGCCGCGGCGGCCACGACCACAGGAGCACCTGTGAGCAACCCCACGCCGCCGGCACCCAACGGCCCGGCGAACGATCCCACCGTCGACCCGCCCGAGAACGACGAGACGCCCCAGGACGCGGTCGACACCGACGTCGACGCGGACGACGACGAGGACGAGACGGAGGAGACCGGCACGGTCACCGTCGACGCCGCCGCGTTCGCCGCGATGCAGGAGCGCCTCGCCGCCCTCGAGGAGCGGGATGAGCAGCGCGCCCGGGCCGACCACGACACCGGCCGCGAGCAGCTGCTGACCGCCGCGATCGACGAGGGCCGGTTCCCCGAGTCCCGCCGCGACCACTACGCCCGCCGCTACGACAGCGACCCGGAGGGCACCCGTGCCGAGATCGACGGCCTGACGCCCGGGGTCGTGCCGACCGCCGGCCGACGCCTCGCCTCCGGCGGCGCGCCCGTCACCGACGCGGTCGTGATCCGTGACGACGAGCCGCTCCCCGCCGGCCTGTCGCTCCTGTCCAACCGCGCGCGGCAGCGCCGCCACGCCAGCTGACCCGAGGACCCCATGCCCTACACCGCACCCATCTACGACCCCGGCCAGGCCATCACCGGCCGTGCCGCCGAGAACCTCGTCGGCGCCCGGTTCGTGAAGCCGTCCGCCGTCAAGGTCGACGGCGGCAACGTCCCGGTCGTGTACGCCGACGCCGGCGACCACCCGATCGGCGTCACGCAGCGCGACCGGTCCGACACCGACGCGATCGCGATCTACGGCTCCGGTCACGTCCTGCACGTCACCGCGTCCGCCGGCATCACCGCCGGCGCGGCGATCCAGACCGCCAACGACGGCAAGGTCGCCACGTTCTCGTCCGGCCGCAAGGTCGGCGTCGCGCTCGAGACCGCCGACGGTGACGGCGACCTCATCCTCGCCCAGGTCCAGCTCTAGGAGACCACGACATGCCCCCCATCACCCTGCCCCCGGGCCTGCCGATCGGGTCCGTCACCACGAGCGGCCAGGACGTCACCGTCAGCCAGCTCCTGAAGTCGTCGCGGATCATCGAGCGGCGCATCGACGAGGCGATCCAGCCCCGCTACTGGGCGGACCGGATCCTGCCGGCCGCCGGTCGCACCGACAACGGGTTCGCGATCTTCGAGGAGTGGACCCCCGAGATCCTCGGCCTGAACCGGCTCGAGGAGGAGCTGGAGCCCGACACCGAGGTGCCGCTCGCCGGCATCACCGTCGGTGAGCTCCGGGCGATCGAGGCGACCGAGCACGGCATCGGGTACGTCGTCGAGCGCAAGCACGAGCGGCGCAACAGCCGGCTCATCATCGACCGGCGCGAGAAGGCGATGGCGTACACCCTCGCCGAGGGCCAGAACCGTCGTGCGGTCGCCGCGGTCAACGCCGCGATCACGACCCACTCGCGGACGCACTCCGGGCCGGACTGGTCCGCGATTGTCACCGACGGGGCGGCCCCGACCGCGAAGGAGAACTGGCCGCACTCCACGATCGCCTACGTCAAGGCGCTGCAGCAGAAGGACGGCGCGCCGTTCGTGTACGACGTGCTGCTCGTCGACCCGCTGGAGAAGTGGCGGCTCGCCACGATCTACGACACCGACGGCGACGACCTCGCGCGGCGACTCGGGGTCGAGGAGGTCATCGAGGACACCACCGGCGGGATCGCGCACGGCCAGCCGACGCTGATCGCGTCCGAGGGCGCCGGCGGCACCGTCGAGGAGGAGGCGACCCGCATCGAGATCATCGACGAGCCGCGACGCCGCCGGAAGGTCGTGCAGGCCACCGGCTCCCGGCTGTTCTACGTCGACAACCCGTACGGGGTGATCCGCATCACCGGCACCGCGGTCACGGACCTCACGCCGTGAGCACCCGACTGATCCGCATCGTCGGCGTGGGGGCGTGCCTCCCGCCGGCCCCGCCCCGCAACCGGCTGCAGTGGCTGACGCGCGGCTGGCAGGGACAGATCCCCGTCGACATCGCCGACCGGTGGGTCGACGAGGGCGTCGCGGTGCCGGTGGAGGACGACGTCGCTGCCGAGCAGGCGGTCACGCTCGACCCCGCCGGCACCGACGACCTGCAGCAGCTCGGCGTGCGACGGCTCCGCCAGATCGCACGGGACCGTGGCGTGTCGATCCCGGCCGGCGCGGACAAGGCGACGATCGTCCGGCTCCTGGCCGACGACCCCGACGCCCCGACCGGCGGTCTCGCGGACATGTCCGACGACGAGCTGCTCGAGCAGGCCGCCGAGCGCGACCTGGACGTCCCCCCGGACGCGGACCGTGACGCGGTCCTCGCGCTCCTGCAGGACGACAACGACGACGAGGACGGAGAGGACGCATGAGCGACCTGGACCGTGCGCTGCCCGCGCACATCGCCGGCACCACCCCGACCGACCCGCGGTCGATCCCGATTACCGCGATCGAGGGCCTGGACATCCCCGACGCGCCGGATATCCCGGCCGCACCGGAGACCGGCACGCACACCCTCAAGTCGGTCGACGGCGTCATCGGCTGGGTCGACGACAACGCGTAGGCGGGCGTGTCGACCCCGGAAGACACCATCGATCGGTCGTGGTGGCCGTCGACCGCCGACCTGGCGGCGCTCCTGCACGTCCGCACGCAGGGCGCCGCCCCGGTCGCTCCGGGGCCGACCGTCGTCATCGACGACCTCATCGACGCCACCTACCGCGGCGACTTCGACGCGACGACGTCCCCGACCGGCGACCAGGCCGAGCGGCTGCTCGAGCTGGCCGTCGGCGCGTTCCTCGGACTGACCGGCGGGCACACCCCGTGCTCGGACACCCTCGCGCTCGTCGCACGCACCCAGGTCGTGCTGTTCGCCGCAATGCTCACCGAGGCCGGGTACCGGCCGGAGGCGACGTCGAACGACCAGACCGCGTTCGAGGCGATCCGCAAGGTGTGGGCGCAGACCGCGCAGACGGTCGCGGACACGATCCGCGACCGGTGCCCGCTCCCGGGCGGCGAGCCCGGCCCGGTCGGCGAGGGCGGATCGCTGCCGCCCACGGGCCGGTTCCCACGGTTCCGTCGCTCGGGCGTGGGTCCCGTGCCGCCGATGATCGGCCGTCGCTGGCCCGGGGGAGCCCGGTAGATGCCGATCCGGATCACCATCGACGCGCTCGGCGAGAGCATCGTCGACCGCACCCTCCTCGGCGTCGAGAACCGCCTCGACGACATGACCCCGGTGTGGGACGAGCTCGACAGCGTCCTGTCCCGCGCATCGGTGCGCCAGTTCGCGTCGCAGGGCGCACACGGCTCCGGTGGGTGGCAGCCCCTCGCACCGTCCACCCTCGCCCGGAAGGCTGCCGCCGGCCACGACCACCGCATCCTGCACGCCACCCGCCGACTGCGCCAGTCGCTCACGAACCGCGACCACGGCGAGCACCTGTACATCGGCCAGCCGCACCAGATGATCTGGGGCACCCTCGTCCCGTACGCCCGCCACCACCAGGACGGCGACGGCGTTCCGCGACGGCGCGTCATCCAGCTCCCCGAGAGCGCACGGCGCCAGGCCGTGAAGGTCATGCAGCAGGGCATCCTCGAAGGGGTCGGGTTGCGATGAGCCTGATCCCGATGACCCCCGGCCAGCGCGACGCGCGCCAGCTCGGCCCGATCCTCGACGAGTACACCCTCGAGCGGGCCGTCATCACGGCCCTCGCGCGCCGCCTTCCCGCATGGCTGGACGAGACGAACCGGCAGGCCGGCGGTGATCGTGCCGTCGAGCGTCCCCGGTCGTGGACGACCGATGACACCCTCCACGCCTACCCCGAGAACCAGCTGCCGAGGGTGCTCGTCGTCGCACCGTCCACCGTCGGTGAGCCCGTCCGGCGCGGCACCGGCCGCTGGACCGCCACGTTCCTCATCGGCGTCGGCGCGATCGTCGCGCACAAGCAGCGCTCCGAGGCACGCCGCAAGGCGGCGGTGTACGGCGCGGCCTTGCGCGCGCTCACGCTGCATCACGTCGCCCGCGAGCTCCCGCAGATCGCGCACGTGTCGTGGCAGGGCACCGGCACCGGCGACCTCCCGGACCTTGCCGAGATGGGCCGCCAGATCGCGGTCACCAACCAGGCGTTCCACCTGACCGTCACCGACATCGTCGACGACGCGCAGGGCGCCCCGAACTACATCCCCGACCCGGCACCCGACGGGCCGATCGACCTCGGCAACCGGCCGATCGTCGAGCAGCACTCGCTCACCGTGGAGCGCCGCCCATGACCAACCCCCTGGAGACCCGATGAGCTACACGCCCGGATACGAGGTCGGCGTCGTCGACCAGCAGCACCCGCGGACCGCGACCGCGTCCACGTCCACCACGTTCCTGCTCGGCCTCGCCGACCGCGGCCCGATCGACGAGGCGGTCCTGCTGCCCACCCGCAACGTCGTCGACACCGTGTACGGCGACGAGGTGCCGTACAGCGACCTGCACGACCGCTACGAGTTCCTCAAGCGCGAGGGGAGCGGACCGATCTACTTCGTGCGCGTCGTCGGACCGGCCGCCGCGGCCGCCACGATCACCCTCAACGACGCGGACCCGTCCCCGTCCGTCACGTTCACCGCCTCGTCCCCCGGGGCGTGGGCGAACGGCGCGACCGGCGGACTCAAGCTCGCGGTCCTCGACAGCGGTGGCGGCGCGGTGCAGCTCGCGCTCACCCTCGACGACGCCACCGTCGCCACGTCCGTCGTCGCCACGGTCCTCGACGACCTCGACGGGTGGACGACCCCGTACGGGGCGCTGACGATCGTCGGCGACACGCTGCCCGCCGTCGCGGCCGCCGCGAGCCTCGCCGGTGGCGACGACGACCGCGGCAGCATCACCGCCGACGAGTGGATCGACGCGATGTCCGCGATCCCCGCCGAGCTCGGGCCCGGCCAGATCGTCCCGGCCGGCGAGGGCGACGTCACGGTGCAGGCCGCCGCGCTGCAGCACAGCTCCGACCGCAACCGGTACGCGCTCCTCGACGCGCCGATCGGGTCGGTCGGCACCATCGAGTCGTCCGCCGCGACGCTCCGCAGCGGCGGCAACGGACGGTACGGGTCGCTCGTCACCCCGCCCGTGATCGTCGCGACCACGACCGGCACCACCACGATGCCCGGCTCGCTGCTGCTCGCCGGCACCAACGCCCGCACCGACGGCGAGCAGGGCCCCGGCCAGCCCGGCGCCGGCATCTTCGGCATCGCCCGCCAGGCCGTCGACGTCACCGTCCGCTACACCGACGACGAGCGGCGTCGCCTGAACGACGCCGGGGTGATCGTCATCCAGATGGTGAACGGCCGGCCGCGCGTGTACGGCAACCGTACCCTCGCCGACCCGGCCACCGAGCCGGGCAACGTCGTCATGCACGGGTCGCGGGTCATCATGGGCCTCCGGCACGAGCTCGGCCAGATCCTCGAGCAGTACGTGCTGCGTCGCGTCGACGCCGACCGGCGGATCCTCGGCAACCTCGAGGACGACCTGTCCGGGGTGTGCGAGCGGTGGCGTCAGCCGCCGTACGAGGCGCTGTACGGCCGCACCCCCGCCGACGCCTACAGCGTCGACGCGACCAGCGAGGACGTCAACCCGGAGGACGAGCTGGACGCCGGCCGGATTTCCGCCCGTGTCGCGGTGCGCATCAGCCCCGTCGGGGAGCGCCTCGTCCTGACCATCACGAAGGTCGCCTCGAACGACCAGATCGCCGCATAGGAGAACACCGATGACGCTCGTCACAGAGGGCCGGGGACAGGTGACCGTCGTGGTTGACGGCACGTCGCTCGGCGTGTGGGACAAGGTCGAGGGAGGCCACCTCACGACCGACGCCGAGGGCTACCGGCCCGGCGGGATGGCCAAGCGGATCCTGAAGTCCGGGGTTCCCGAGGAGGAGAACGTGAAGGTCTCGCGCTTCTTCGACAGCGTGCGCGACCTGGCGCTGCACCAGTGGCTGAAGGACGCGGCGAAGCGCAATGCGACGATGAGCGTCGGGAAGGGGATCCTGTCCCCGTCCGGCTCGCCCGACGGGTCGGTCCCCGCGCAGTCCGGGCACCTCATCGGCGTCACCGAGCCCGAGTTCGACAGCACCAGCAACGCCGAGGTGCGCGTCGAGCTCGAGATGCTGGTGCTGTCGTGACCGACCCGGTCACCGACGCCCCGGACGCGGTCCCGTCGAGCCTGCTCGACCGGGCCCGCGCCGCCTACCGGTCGCGGACCTCTGCGGCGACGAACGACGTGCCGGTCCTCGCGGACCCCGACACCGGACGGCCGCTGCTGTGGCTGCGACTCGGGGTGCCCGAGGAGGCGCAGGTGTCGCTCGTCAGGCAGATGCTGCTCGACCAGGGCTCCGGCCGGCGGGCCACGTCCGCGGTTGACCATGCCCGGTTCGTCGGCGCGTGCGTTCGCGGGCTCGGCGAGGAGGACCCGGACGTCCGTGGCCAGGTCATCACGGTCCGCACCGCCGCCGGTGATGACGTGGCATGGGTGCCGTGGGTCGCGCAGGCCACCGGCATGCCGTGCGCGTCCCCGGAGCAGGCGATCATCGCGCTGTTCACCGTCGCCGACCGCGAAGGCGGGCCGCCGCGCCTCGACGCGCAGCGGCTCGCGGAGGTGTCGGACCTGCACCGCGTCGCCGTGCTCGCCGACACCGCGTCCGCGAGGGACGAGGCAACCGACCCGGGGGCCTGAGCCCCGACGACCGTGCACGCCTGCAGCTCGCCGAGCGGGCCGCCGCGATCGGCCTCGAGCAGGTCGCGCTGCGGCTCCTGGACCGTGACGACACCGTCGAGCTCGGGCTGCTGGAGCGCATCGTCGGCGGGGCGGAGAGGCAACGACGAGAGCAGATGAGATGGCAGGCGTTCTTCACCGCGGTCGCGATCAACAGCGGCAAGGTCCCCGAGTGAGCCCCGATGGCCGCTGAGGACCTGTCGATCCGGATCCGCGCGATCGGGTCCGACCAGGCCGCCGCCGCGGTCCGTGACGTCCGTGGCGAGGTCGACGGTCTCGGTGACGGGACCGAGGAGGCGACCGGCCGGATGGACCGGGCGCTCGGCCGTGCAAAGCGGGCCGTCGCCGCGCTCGGCGTCGCGATCGGTGGCCTCGCGGTGAAGGGCATCGTCGACGCGCTCGACATGCAGGAGGGCCACGCCAAGATGGCCGCCCAGCTCGGCATGACCGCCGACCAGGCCGAACGGATCGGCAAGGTCGCCGGTGGCCTGTACTCCGACGCGTACGGGGAGGGCCTCGCCGACGTCAACGACGCGATCGTGCAGATCGGCCAGAACATGACCGACCTCGGCGACGTCAGCGACGCCGAGCTGCGCAAGGCATCCGCGTCGGTGCTGAACCTGCAGTCGACGTTCGACGCGTCCGGGCAGGAGATCACCCGCACCGTGTCCGCTCTCATGGCCAACGGAATGGCCGGATCGTTCGACGAGGCGTTCGACGTCATCACGTCCGGGTTCACCCGGGGCGCGGACAAGGGCGGCGAGTTCCTCGACACCCTGAACGAGTACGCGGAGCCGATGAAGTCGCTCGGGTTCGACGCGAAGACGTTCACCGGCCTGCTCGTGCAGGGAGCCGAGCAGGGCGTCTACTCCGTCGACAAGATCGGCGACGCGTTCAAGGAGTTCAGCATCCGCGCGATCGACGGCAGCACCGCCACCGTCGACGCGTACAAGTCGCTGGGCCTGTCCGCCGACGACTACGCCCAGCGCCTCGCGAAGGGCGGACCGTCCGCGCAGAAGGCGACCGGGGAGATCCTCGCCGCGCTGCGCAAGATGCGCGACCCCGTCACGCGCGAGGCGGCCGGCGTGGCGCTGTTCGGGTCGATGTGGGAGGACATCGGCGGCCAGGCCATCCTCGGACTGGACCCCGCGACCGCCGCGATGGAGCGCACCGCCGGCGCGGCCGACAAGCTCGACGACACCCTGCTCGGCACCGGCAAGGCGACGCTGAGGAGCTTCAGCCGCCAGCTGCAGATGGGGATCGCGAACGTCGCGGAGAGCTACGTGCTCCCGGCCCTGCAGGACCTCGGCAACGTCGTGCGCGACCTCGGCGGACCGCTCAAGGCGATCGTCGCGCCGTTCCGGGCGCTCGGCGTCGACGGCAAGGCGGTCGCGGCGGTCCTCGCGGTCCTCGCCGGAGGGCTGGCGACCTACAAGGTCGCGACGACCGCCGCAGCGTTCGCGACCGGGGCGCTGAACACCGTGATGTCGATGAACCCGCTCGCGCGGGTCGTGATCGTCCTCGCCGCCGTCGCCGCCGGCCTCGTGATGCTGTACCGCCGGTCCGAGTCGTTCCGTAACGTCGTGAACGCCCTGTGGTCCGGGGTGAAGGCCGCGTTCGCCGGCATCCGGACGATCGTGACGTCGGTCGTGTCCGCGGTCGTCGGGGCGATAACCCGAACGATCGGGATCATCAGGACGCTCGTGTCGGCCGCGCGATCCGCCGGGTCCGCGGTCGGGTCGGCGTTCCGGGCGATCGGGTCGGCCGCGTCGTCGGCGTACTCCACGGTGCGCCGGTACCTCGGCAACGTCGTGTCGTTCCTCACCGGCCTGCCCGGCAAGGTCGTGGAGGCCGCGAAGTCGATCGGTAAGGCGATCGTCGACGGGATCGTCGCCGGGATCAAGGCCGCCCCGAACGCCGTCATCGACGCCGTCGGGTCCATCGTCCCGGGCCCGATCAAGGGCATCATGAAAAAAGCCGGCGGGGCGCTCGGCGCGCTCGGCGGCGTGCTCGGCCTCGCCGACGGCGGCACCGTCACCACCGGCGGCCTGACGTGGGTCGGTGAGCGTGGCCCCGAGCTGCTGCACCTCCCGCCCGGCGCGAGGGTGTGGGACCACCGTACGTCGATGCGCGCGTCGCGCACCGCCCCGCTGTCGACCGGGGAGCGCGGCGCGCTGTCGCCGACCGCGGTGCCGGTCCCGACCGGCGGGTCGGCGGCCCCGGTCGTCGAGGTCGCGGTGTACGTCGACGGGGACCAGGTCGCCGCCCGCATCGACCGGCGCGTGAAGCGGTCCCGGGCCATAACCGGACGGACGGCGATCGCGTGAGCACGCCCGACGGGCAGGTCACGATCACCCGCGAGGACACCGGAGAGCACGTCACGCTGTGGCTCGGGGACGAGCCTGCCCGGTACCGGCCGGCCGTCGGCGGGTGGCAGACGATCACGCTGCCGTTCAGCGACCCGGCGACGTACTGGCGGGCCGCGAGCGAGCCGCGGGCGCTCACGATCCCCGTCATGGCCGAGGGGTGGCCGGCCACCTCCGTCGAGCACGTGTGGCGCGCCCTCGAGCAGATGGGGGAGGCCCAGGACGGGCAGGGCGAGGACGCCGCCCCGCCCCGTCTGCGGGTGGAGGGCATGGTGCCCGGCACCCGGCACGTATGGGTGATGGACAACCTCGAGGAGGGCACCCCGATCTGGCAGGGCGGGCCCGGTGGTCAGCGTCGCGTGCGGCAGGCCGGGACGATCACCCTGATCCGGCCGCGCACCCCGCCAACCGCACGGTCCCGCAAGCTCACGTCGGCCCGCACCGCGTCCGGGAAGGCGAAGACCCGCACCGTCCGCGCGGTCGCGAAGGACACGCTGCAGAAGATCGCGCGCCGCGAGCTCGGCGACAGCTCGAGGTGGGCGGAGATCTACGACATGAACCGTCGGGTCGTGAAGGGCAAGAAGAAGGCCGCCCCGTTCCCGCGCGACCCGCGACGAGCACTGAAGGTCGGCACGCGGATCAAGGTCCCGAGGCGCTGATGGCCCCCCGCAAGCCGTGGCTGACCGTGCCAACGAACCCGATCGTGCCGAAGGCCGGCAACTTCGGGCTCGTCGAGCTGCGCGGATCGAACGGCATCCAGCGCCGCGCCGACCTGTACCCGCTGCTCGTCGATATGGCGATCACGATCACCCGCGGCGGAGAGGCGACGCTCACCCTGACGCTCGCCGACCCGAACCATGACCTGCTGACGTCCGGGACCCTCGACGCGATCCTCGACCCGACCGGGTCCGGGCGACTCGCGCGCGGCGACCTGCGCGCCGCCGGAGTGTGGTGGCGCGTCCAGGCCGTGAAGCGCCAGGACGCGACCGTCACGATCGAGTGCGAGGACCGCGCGATCGCCTACCTGCGCCAGCACGACCGGCCGCTCGCGATGTCCCGACGGACCGTCACCCGAGCCCAGTTCATCCGCCGGCTCATCGGGGAGGTCCGCGCGAACGGCGGGATCCCGTACTACATCCCCGAGCTGTCGATCCGACAGCCGGTGATGCCTGGCGAGCGCGCCGACACCGCTGCCGAACGCGCCGCGTCGGCGGTGTCGAAGAAGACCGCCGGGAGCCGCGGCGCGAGCGGGTTCGGTGGCAAGGCCGGCCAGGTCCGGATCAAGGGTCGCGCGCCGAACTCGCAGCAGCTGCGGTGCCTCGACGAGGCGCTGACCGAGGCGCAACGGCTCGGCGCGTCGCGACGGGTCCTCATCGCGACGAACATGTGCCTCACGCAGGAGTCGATGTGCGGCCACGAGCGGTACATCCACCGCGGCGACGGGCCCGGCCCGGACTCCCGCGGCCCGTACCAGCAGCGCGCCCCGTGGGGACCGGAGAGCGTCCGCAAGGACAACACGCTCTCGACCCGCATGTGGCTGACCGGCGGCCGTGGCGGCCAGTCCGGTTGGAAGCAGAAGCACGGGTCGCTGCGCAACGCGTCCGGGAACCTCAACGCGATGATCGTCGCGGTCCAGGTGTCCGTCGGCGGATACGCCCAGTGGGAGCGCGAGTCGACCCGCAACGTCGACCTGTGGTTGGCCCGCAACGGTGGCGACAGCGCCCGCTCCGCCGCCGGGGAGTCCACCACCGAGCCGGGCGCGCAGACCGTCGACTACCAGTACCGGCGCGGCGAGGTCGGCGGTGCCCGCGAGAACTCGTGGCTCTGTGGGCAGCGCCTCGCCGACGAGGTGAACTGGTCGCTGTTCACGGTCGCGAACACCGTCTGGTACGGGTCCGATCGCGAGTTCGCCGCGCCCCGTCCGGTCGCCGAGCTCGACCGGACCGACGACGCGGTCGTATCGATCCGGTGGGACCAGGACGCCCGTGCCGCCGTCGACCAGGCCGAGGTGATCGTCACCTGGAATGACAATCCGTGGCAGCTCACGCCCGGCATGCCCGTCGCACTGGTCGGCGAGGGGCCGGCGGACGGCCGGTGGTTGATCGACGAGGCGCGCATCGGGCTGCTCGGCCACACGTCGACGTTGACGCTCGCCCGTCCCGGCGCACGGAAGCGCGAGCCGGCCGCGGAGGTGAAGCAGCGCGAGCAGTCCGGTGGCGGGTCGGGGTCGGCCGCGTCGCCGGCAAGCTCGACGTCGTCGGCGACCGGGGCGCAGGCGGTGTACGACGCGGCCGTCGCGATCAGCGCGAAGCGGTACCCGTACGCGTGGGGTGGCGGGCATCCGTCCGCCGGGTCCCCGTCGCGTGGCACGAACCGGTCGAACGGTGGCCAGGTCGTCACCGGCTACGACTGCTCCGGCGCGGTCGGTGCGGCGCTCGCCGCCGCCGGCTGGGGCTACCGGCGTGGCCAGCCGGTCCCGGCGTCCGGCACGATGGCCGCGTCGTGGGGCCGTGCCGGTCGCGGGAAGAAGGTCACGGTGTGGGCGAACGCCAACCACGTCTTCCTCGAGTTCCACAGCATGGGACGCATCCGGTCGCTCGACACCGGTCCGACCCGGTCGATCCGGGCGCTCGGCGGGCCGCACGCCTACACCACCGTCGCGTCGACCGCGGGGTTCACGCCCCGTCACTGGCCGGGAAACTAGCGACGATGGTTGCCGACTCCCCGTTCGCGCGCGAGAACGCCCCGGTCCTGCACCAGGGCGTGCTGCTGAACTCCCCGGCGCTCGGCGAGCCCGCGTTCGTGCGGCTCCTCGGCGCCCGGGCCGAGCACCCGTGGGGACCGTGCATGTGGATGCCGTACGGGGAGCTCACCCCAACGGTCGGCGATCGGTGCGTCGTCGCGCAGGACTCCCGCGGTGGAACGTCGATCGTGGTGTGGCAGCCCGCCCCGTCGTAACCGCCCGTTTCGGTTGCGGGCGGCCGGTGACGGTCACCACGATGGATCGTGGTGCCCGACGACGTGCCACACCTCGCGTTCCCCGTGCGACTGGCGGGCGGACAGCTCGCCACCGTCGAGCAGGACACGATCGACGAGATCGCCCAGGGCGTGTACTGGCTCGCGTCGACCGAGCCCGGCACCGTCGACGACCTTCCCGACGCCGGGGTGCCGTCCCCCGTGTTCGTGCGCGGCACCCCGATCGACGCCCTCGCCGAACGGCTCCGCGAGCAGGAGCCGCGTGCACGCATCGTCGACGTGCACATCGACGACGATCACGTCTCCCTCGACGTCACCGCCGCATGATCGACGAGCGGGACTACATCCACCCGACCGTCACCGTCGACCCCGTCGAGCTCGCGAACGCCGCGAACGACGCGATCGCCGAGCAGGTCCCCGGATGGTCGCCGCTGCCGTACGCGCTCGAGCAACGGCTACTCGCCGCGTTCGCCGGGGAGGCCGCGACCGGCCTGCAGCTCCTCACGACCGTTCCGACGGCGATCATCACCGAGTTCGGGAACCTCGCCCGGATCCACCAGGAGACGGCGCTCCCCGCGACCGGCACCGTCACCGTCCACGCGATCGACGACGACGGCCATGTCCTGTCGGCCGGCGCGACGCTGCAGGGCGTCGCCCCTGACGGGTCGGTGATCCCGCTCGAGCTGATCGAGGACGCGATCATCCCCGGCTCGTCGACGTCGGTGTCCGGGGTGCAGGTGCAGGCCACGATCGACGGCGAGATCGGGAACGGCATCACCGGCGACGTGCAGCCCGACGACGCGCTCGTCTGGCTCGACCAGATCACGCTCGACGCGCCAACCGCGCGCGGCGTGGACGAGGAGGACCCCGACGAGTTCCTGGACCGGCTCAACCGTCGGCTCGGGTTGCTCGCGGACGCCCAGATCTACCCGGAGAACATCCAGGCGCTGGTGCAGGACGTGCCCGGGGTCGGCCGCTGCACGGTCCTGAACCTGATCGACCCGGACGCCCCGTCGGTCGACACCGCCGGGCACATCACGATCGCGATCACCGACCCGTCCGGGGTTGCGGTCGGTGGTGGCGTGCAGGCCGACGTGGAGGCGCTCGTCGAGCGGGCGAGGGTCCTGAACCACGTCATGCACGTCGTCGGCCCGACCGCGAACCCGTTGACCGTCGCGATCACCGTCGCCGCGTGGCCGGAGGCGATGGCGACGGCAGGCGACGCGACGAAGGCGGAGATCCTGTCGTGGCTTTCCCCGCTGACGTGGGGCATGCCGCAGTGGGACGGTGACGGCGACGACTGGCGTCAGACCCGCCACGTGCGGATCGCGGAGCTCGTCGCGGTCGCCGCCCGCGCACCCGGCGTCGCGTACGTCGACCTCGACAGCGCCCGCATCAACGCGGCGGCCGTCGACGTCGAGATGACCGGGCTGGTGCCGCTCCCGTCGATCGGGCCGGAGGACATCACGGTCACCGTCATCGAGAGGGTGCCGTGACCGCCGTCACCGTCGACCGGTGGCAGCCCGGCCAGGACGTGACTCTGCCGCCGTGGACGATGTCCCCGGTTGGGCAGCGGGTGTACGAGCAGCTCGGCCCGTACACCGCCGGTGACGCGGACGGCGGATGGGTGCTGGCCGCCTATGTGGACGGCCTCGCCCGGGGCGTGCTCTCGCAGCTCGAGGACCTTGCCGCTGACCGTGACGACGGGACGCCCGGTGTCGTTGCGGCGCTCGATCCGGACCGGGCGCCACGCTGGATGCTTGCGTGGCTCGGCCAGCTGGTCGGGGTGCGCGTCGACCGGTCGGTGCAGGGCCCGGACGCGACCGTCGCGCAGGTCGCGGAGGCCCGTCAGGCGATCCGTGACGCCCCGTACTGGTCGCGCGGCACCCTCGGGTACCTGCGGTCGGTCACCGCGGAGCTGCTCGCATCGGGCGGGGAGGTTCGGGTGCGTGAGCGGTACGACCCGGCGAACCCGTCGGTCGACAGTCCGCACCACCTGGAGGTGGCGGTTCGGTTCCGTGACGTGTTGCCGGAGTGGACGTCGTGGCGTGACGCCCCGTCGAATCTGGTCCGCAATCCGTCCGGGGCGTCGGATGCGTCTGGTTGGTCGGGTGTTGGTGGCGCGGTGTCCCGTTCGGCGTCGGGTGGCCCTGGGCCGGTTGTGACGTTCATTCGATTCGAGGTGGCCTGAGCATGGCGAACAACATTGGGATCAAGGATGCGGCCGACGCGACTGTGGTGACGCGGTCGACTGATGCGTCCGGGGTGCATTCCCCGCACTCGGTTGTGGAGTTCTCGTCGGGTGGGGTGCCGACGCCGGTGTCGTCGTCGGCCCCGTTGCCGGTGGACACGGAGCTGCCGGCGGCAACGGTGCCGTCGGACGCGGACGCGAACTCGGCGGTGCCGTCTGTGGCTGGGCGGGGGATGGTCCTCAATGCGCAGACGGGGCAGTGGGTTCGGGCGAGGATGGGCCGGGTGGACGGGGGCGGGCTGCCCAGTGGCGTCGCGGCCGTGGCACCGCATTGCTACAACGCGCACTCGGGGCAGTATGACCCGGCGAAGTCGGCGGCGAACACGGGTGACAGCGAGTCCGGCCCGACGTTCGGCCCCGTCGCGAACATGGTGTGGGACGGGTCGTTCTGGACCCGTCAGCGTGCCCTCGCACCCCGGCTGGAGGTGGCGCTTGCGTCCGATGCGCGCACCGCGGACACGTCGTCCCCGTCGCTGGTGAACGTCTCGTCGCGGGGGGTGCTCGTCGCGCTGAACGTCACCGTCGCGGGCACGGGCACGCTGGCGCTGCGGGTGTTCGCAAACCTCTCCGGGTTCATCACCCTGCTCGGTGTCACCGGGCTCTCTGGGACCGGGTCGCACGTGGGGATCGTGTGTCCCGGCGCGTCGCTGGCAGGGATCGCGGGTCCTGACGCTCGGATCAAGGGAGTGTCGGCCGTGGCGCTGCCGCGCCTGTGGGGCATCACCGTTGCCCCGTCCGACTCGTCGTCGTGGACGTACTCCGTCTCCTACTCCCTCCTCCCGTGACCCTCATGCTGACCATCGAATCGCACGTCACCGCCAACGGCACGTCGACCCTCGTCGTGCGTATCCCTGACACCGCCCCCGACGTGCTCGCCCAGGTCGCCGGGGACACGGTCGCCGACGGCCCGGACACGCTGCACACCACCGTGTGGCCTGCCGACACCCCGCCCGCCGACCAGCGCCGCGAGGCAAGGCTGTTGATCGAGCACGCGCTCGCGCAGGCCGCGGCAGCGGAGCCGGAACCCGCACCGCTCGCGACCCCCGGCGACGAGCTGTAGGAGCACCGTGGCGCTGATCCCCCACTACCTCCCGGGCAGCAGCGGACCGTTCCCGGCCGTGCTCGACCCCGCCGGGGTCCCGGCCGGTAACCGCATCACCGCCGCTGAGCTCGCCACCGGACGGGCCACCCTCGGCGCATGGGTCCGCGCCAACACCACCGGCAGACGGATCTCTCTCGCGCTCGCGCAATCCACCGACGGCGGCACCACGTTCCCCGACAACCTCCGCGCCGACACGCCGTGGCGGGACGCGCCCACCGACTGGACATGGCTCGAGTTCGGGACCGTCCATGTCGCCCCGGGCATGACCCACGCCTACCCGCTCATCGGGTACGCCCGGTGGTCCGGCCCCGCACCCGCGACCGGGGAGCAACTCGACATCACCGGACTCACCGTCGTGCCCGCGGCCACCCTCGCCGACGCCTGGCACCTCAACACCGCCGGGGCCCGCATCGTCACGTCCGCGATCCCCGCCGGAATCCTCGGCCACATCCGCGTCTCCGACGACCGCGACTGGCTCGAGGTCCGCGACACCTATCCGACCTGGACGGACGTCGACGCCGACAACACCGACTGGGACGACGTCAGCCAACCGTAGGAGCCGCCCATGCCCACCACCCGCTACGCCATCCCACTCGCGTCGCTCAGCGGCGACGCCGACATCGAGGACGCCGTCAACCCCGCCCTCGAGCACATTGACAACACGTTCGTCGGCGCGACCAGCGGCCCCGCAGCCAGCAGGCCGTCCCCCGGGGTGCCACGTCGCCTGTACATCGCCACGGACACCGGCACCCTGTCCGTGGACATCGGCAGCGCGTGGCTGGAGTACCAGGCCGGGCAGCCGGTGCCCGTCGGCACCGTCAACGACTTCGCCGGAACGTCGGTACCCGCAGGCTGGCTGCTGTGCAACGGGCAGGCCGTGGCGCGCGCCACCTACTCCGCGCTGTTCACGCTGATCGGGACGACGTACGGACCCGGCGACGGGTCGACGACGTTCAACGTCCCCGACCTGCGCGGGAGAGCGACGGTCGGCGCCGGTCAGGGCCCAGGGCTGACGAACCGGCCGCTCGGCACCCAGTTCGGCGCTGAGGCCCACCAGCTGCAGACCGGGGAGCTGCCCCCGCACAACCACTCCGGCACCACCGCCGGCGATGGTGCGCACGGCCACTCCGCGTCCCAGGCGACGCATTCGCACACCACCGCCGTGCAGGCCCACAACCACGGGGCGGGCACGCCCGGGATCACCGGCCTGCTCGGATGGGCGACCTCGCCGGACACCGACCTGTGGCTGGTCGGGTTCGAGGACCCCGGCCGTAAGCACGCGGTGAAGATGGCGGTGACCGGCATGTCGAACACGGGCGGATCGGTCACGAGCGGCGTCACGCCCGCGGTCACCGTGGTCGGGGTGGGCAATCACACCCACGATTTCTCGACCGGGAACACCGGGTCGGGGCAGGGCCACGCGAACGTGCAGCCGTCCGCCAGCCTCAACAAGATCATCAAGGCCTGACGATGGACGTCGCCGCGATCGCCACGCTGGCCGCCGTCGTCATCGGTCCCGCCGGTCTCATCGGGGCCGCGACCGCGGCACGCACGCTGTGCCAGCAACGCGGCGACCCGAGGCCCGCCCCGGACCCGATGCCGCGCGCGACGGTCAGTGTCGTCGCGCCGCTCCTCGGGCAGCTCGAGAGCGCCGAGCAGGAGATCGAGCGGCTTGAGCACCGCGTGTGGGGTTGTCCCGTCCCGGACTGTCCGGTCCGGCATGCGCTAACGACCCCGGGGGCCGCGCGATGACCTCGTCCCACCAGGCTCTCGAGGACCTTGCCGCCGCGGAGCAGGCTTCGGCGGAGTGCACCGCGCACCGGGAGCGCGAGCTGGCGCGACTGCGCCGGTCGGTGTGGCAGCTCATCGTCACCGTCGTCGTGATCGCCGTCGTCGCGGCCGCCGCGCTCGTCCTGGCGCTCACCGCCAACCGCGCCCGAGTCGACGACGTCCGCTCCCGCGGCGACGACCAGACCGCCCAGGTCGTGCGATACCTCCGCGGCGAAGCCGGCCCCGCTGGGTTGCAGGGCTTGCCGGGCTCCCAGGGCGACCGTGGCCCCGCCGGACGGGCGGGCGCAACGGGCCGCCAAGGCGACCGTGGCAAGCCTGGTGCGCGAGGACCGCGCGGCGCGACTGGCCCCCGAGGCAAGTCAGGAGCCGATGGCCGCGACGGCACGGACGGATGGGCCGGCCAGCGCGGACCGACCGGGGCCACCGGACCTCGAGGCCCCGTCGGAGCATCCGGGCCGCAGGGACCCGCGGGTCCCGCCGGTCCTCCCGGCCCGCAGGGCGAGCCCGGACCTGCCGGACCGCAGGGCCCCGCCGGACCGCCCGGCACCACCCCGCTACAGCCGACCGCACCCGACCCGGTGACACCGTGATGTCCCTCCGCCTCGCAGACCACCCCCGCCTGCTCTGGGCCCTCTCCGCCCAGCGACCCGTGCGGGAGAGCGTCCCGATTTTCGCCCGCCAGGCGCTCGCCTCGGCGCGCCGTCACCCGGCCGGGGTCGAGGCGACCGCCTGGGCGATTGGCACCGCCTTGGGGGTCCTCGTCGCCTACGCCGGGGCGCTGTCCCTCGTCCGATCCATGGAGACCACCTGATGCCGCCCCTGCATTCCCACGGCGGGCCGTCGGACCCGACGCGTCCCGTCCCGTACTCGTACTCGTACTCGCACTCGGCGGGGGCCCACACGCATGGGCGCGAACGTGCCCGGCCCTACCCCGGAGCACCGGACTGGTGGGCCCTGCCCTACCCGTGGCACGGAGCCGAGGCGGCCGCGGAGCACGAGCGGCTGATGGCCCAGCTGCACCGGGCACGCGCGGAAGTCGCGGCAACGCAGCCGCCCCCGGGTTCCCCATCCTGCGCGTACGACCACCACTCGCCTCACGGCATCGCCTCCGCCCGGCGCCACGAGCTTGAGCAGCAGCTTGGCGTGCACCCGGCCGCCTGTCCGAGCTGCGGATTCGGGAAGGGCGACGCCCGATGAGCGTCACCTACCGGGTGTACCACGGCAAGCGGCTGTCCCGCGAGTGGGACATCGTGCTGCGTGCCGCCGACAGGGCCGGGGTGCGGTTCACCGTCACGTCCGGGCACCGCACGTTCGGCCAACAGGCCGCGCTCTACAGCGCCTACCGCGCCGGCCGGGGCAACCTCGCCGCGGTGCCGTCGCACAACGCGCCGCACATCCGCACGGGCCGGATCGACCATGCCGTCGACGTCAACGCGCTCGACGGTGGCGCACGTCGCCTCGCGGACTGGCTCAAGCGCCAGGGCGGCGTCGTGTCGTTCCCGGTGCCCGGCGAGCCGTGGCACCTCGAGATGCCCGCCTCGTCGCTGCGCAAGCTCGCCGCGAAGCTCGGCCTGCCGCCGCTCACCCGTGCGGAGAAGGAGCACGCCGCCAACCTCCTCGCCCGGCGCCGCACCGCCCGCCGTCACGGCGGGTGGCGCAAGGTCGCCGCGCTGCACAACCGGTCGGCGACCCGCTCGAAGCGCTGGATCGCCGAGCGCATCCGCTACCTCCGCGAGCTGCGCAACCCGAACGCCCGCCAGCGCGCTCGGCTGCGCTACCTCCGCGACGTGTACCACGGCCGCCTCACCTGAACCCGGAGCCCCCATGAGCACCAACGCCACCACCGACAGCGTCCTCCTCGACGCGCAGCCCGCCCCGCCCCGCGTCCCGTGGGGCCTCTCCACCCTCCTCGGCCTCCTCGGGGCGCTCGGCGTCATCGCCGGCGCGATCGACGCCAACGACACCGTCACCGTCGTCTCCGGCGTCGGGGCGCTCGCGTCGATGCTCGGCCGGCAGGCCCAGGCGATCGCGCTCGGCGCGCAGCATGCCGCCCAGGCCGCGAAGCCGTGGGTCGACGCGCTCGCCGACGCCGACCTCGAGCCCGACGACCACGACCCGCGAGACCTGACGGCATGAGGATCTCCCAGCGCGGCCTCGACCTCATCGTCGAGTTCGAGGGGTTCCCGGCCAACGGCGCGCCGTACCGTGACCCCGTCGGCATCTGGACGATCGGCTTCGGCACGACCCGGATCAACGGTCGGGCCGTCACGTCGTCGACGCCACGCCTGAAGAAGTCCGCGGCGCTCGCGCTGCTGCGCCGCCAGCTCGACGAGCGGTACGAGCCGCCGGTCCGGTCGGTCGCCAAGCGCCTCGGCCTCAACCAGCACGAGTACGACGCGCTCGTGTCGTTCGCGTACAACCTCGGGCCCGGGGCGGTCGAGGGCGTCCGCGGGTTCGAGACGATGGGTCGCGCGCTCTCGTCCGGCAGCCGCCGGCGGATCGCGGACGCGTTCCTCCTCTACGACAAGGCCGGCGGGCGTGCGCTTGCGGGCCTGACGCGCCGCCGCCGCGCGGAGCGCGAGCTGTTCCTCACGCCCACGCCGGCGACGACGGCGGGGGAGGCCGACCCGCGGTACCGGCTCCTCACCGACGGCGAGCGCAAGCACGTCAACGAGCTGCTCCGCCGGCGACGCGTGAAGTACCGCAACGGCGGCCGGTGGGCCCGGGTCCCGTGGCATCACGCCCGCGCGATCGCTGCATCGGCATGGCTCGCCGCCCGCCTCGCCACGATCGCGGTCGGTCAAGGCCCCAACGGCAACCGCGCCAAGCGCCGCGCCTACCTGCGCCTGGTCCTGCGCTCCGGCTCGATGCAGCGCCCGTGACTCAGAGGTAGCGCATGGCGTCCTCGACGCTGCCTGCGTCGTAGTTGTTTCCCGACCGACCGGGCGCTAGGACCGAGAAGCCGAATCCGTCCGGTTCGTTCGTGGGGTCCGGCGCGAACTGGATCGTGTTTCCGCCTCGACGAACCGAGATCCCGTCGTCCGTGTCGGTCACGACCGCGTCTGGCGGCGCAGCGCTGCGGACGCGTGAGCGGAGTTCGCTGAGCTTCATCGCGGAAGCCTATCCGCCCCGATCCCCCGGGACCAGGGCGTCAGGCGGCGACGAGCTGGTGCACGGCGCCGCGTTCGGCTTCGTCGAGGTCGCCGTCGCCGTCGCGGCGCTCATCGTCGGCATTCCCGCCGCGGTCGTGTCCGCGTTCACGCCCCGCTTCGACGCGCAGCTCGTGCTCGACGACAACGACCCGCCGCACGGCGACACCGGCCCGGACCCCGAGGACGAGTGCAGCGGGTCGGTTGTCTCACCGACTCACGGACCGCGAGCGTGATTGGCCCTACGCCCACGCGCCGCGTAGGATGCGCAGCGATGATCGATCTCGGTAAGCCCCGCGCAGCCCGGATCGTGCTTGAGTATCCGGGCGGAGCACGAGACTCGGGTAAGGACGAGAGGTTCATCGAGGCAGTGCGGGGGACGTTCCCGCACCAGCTTCAGCGGCAACTTCTGCCGACCGACGCCCCTCCGAACTTGGTTCACTTGGCTCTCGCGAGCACGGCGAGTCAAGTGTCCGTCTCCGCAACAGCGGTCGAGCTCAACGTACAGTTCTTCGGCGATTTTCGGGCTGGACAAGTGAAAGCCCTAGCCTATCTTCGGGAGAAGGCGCAAGCTCTCTTTGCCGGAGCGAGTTCGACCTACGGGACGCCCGTTTCGATCGGCATTGTTAAGAACATATCTTTCGAGACGCGGCTGGACGATGAATCGAGCGCGACTGCCCTACTTGCGGACCACCACGTTCGGTATGGAGTGCCTGCGCACATGGTTCAAGAAGGGGGCACCCGGGTTGCTTTGAAGGTCCCGCCGCGCCACTTTGTGACTCTGGGCGCAGAGGTGTACGAGATACGAAATATGGACCGTCCTCTAATTCCAGGGGTCCCCGTGACTCTCTATCCATGGCAGGCTAACGTCGCGGAACGAGGCATTGAGGTCTCCGTCGACGTTAACTCGCGGTACGCTTCGTATCTGGCCCGTGACCTCGTCGTAGCAGACGGCGAAACGCTGGAGTCGACCTTCCGCCTACTCGAGTTCATCGCAAGTGACGTCGCACCCCAGTTTGCTGGCCAGGGCACCATCGACTATAAGCGAGTCGCTGAGGAGGCCTGTAGGTATGAGTAGTGTTCTTGCCGGTCGGACGACTGAGTCTTGGCGACCTGCTCACACAGGGATCGCTCGGACGACGGCCGTCTCTGCAGCGGTGTTCTTCGCGCCGCTCGCGGCCACTTGGTCGTCTCCGTCCACGAGCGCACAGTCTTTTCGCAACGTGGACTGGCGTCAAGCACTGCAGCAACATCGCGGAGCCTCTAGCTTGGAGCGGCTCAGCGCCACGGAACTCGACAGCTTGCTGGATCTCTTCGAGGGAGCAGCTCCGAGTCCGATAACTGCAGCGAGCATTCAAGAGCTAAGAGGCGAATGGGGATAGTTCTTCTGGATTCGTGCGTGATCGCCGCGTTCACGAACCCCCAGGACGCGATGCACAGTGCGGTCGGGCCAGTCGTTCGCGCCGCGATTCATCGGTATCGGCGGGTCGTTGTTTCGTCGATTAGCTTCGCTGAGCTAAGGGTGGGCGTGTTGATGGGGCACCGCGATGAGGAGGTCCAAGACGCGTTCTTCGCCCAGTTTGTCAGCTCCATCGTCCCCATCACAACCGACGTAGCTAAGCGAGCTGCGGAGCTCAGGGCGAGCTTCAATCTCAAACTCCCAGACGCCCTGATTCTCGCTACGGCGGAGCTGTCTGCCGATCACGCTGTCACGACCGATAGCGATTTTCGCTGCCCAGCTGCGCGTTGCACTGTCGATATCGTGACGGCTAAGGCGTAACGAAAGCGACCGTCACCCGCTACCTCTGACGCCCCCGGCCACCGCCGGGGGCGGCGTCGTTTCGGGCAGGTGATGTCCCGGACGCGTCCTGCACCACGGCCATGATCTGCTCATGGCCGATGATGCTGCCGCCCACTACCGTCGCATCCAGCGTGCGCAACTCGAACGGGCCGGCGAGGAGCTCCGTCGCTCTCTGCGCATCACGCGCGCCGATCCGCTCGAGGAGCTCAAGCGCGCGTTCGAGGGCTCGCGAGTAGGTGGGGCGTTGTCGGCCGATCAGCGTGCCGCATTCGAGGCGGCGCTTCAATCGAAGTCGGGTACGTTCGAGGCGGCGATGCGCGCGAATCGTGAGCAGCTCGCCCGAGTGCTGGATGAGTCCCGGCGGCCCTGGCTGGCGGCGCTCCGGACGATGGTCGAGCAGGCGGAGCGGGACCGTGCTCGTCTGGTGAAGGCCGCCCAGTCCGTGTCGATGCTTGGCCCGTTGCGGGCCGCGGGTGGCGCTGTGGCCACGGTCGAAGTCCACGACCTGTCGGAAGCCCCCGCGGTGGTGGACGCCGCTCACGAGCTGGGGGTCTCCGCGGAGCGCCTGGCTCGGCTCTACGCGATCGCGTACGGCATCGCGATGCCGATCCTGCAGGTCGCCAGAGCCAAGGCCGCCCAGGTCAACCCGCACTTCGCCGCCGCGTTCATGGTGCACCTCTCGGATGAAGGAAACGCCGACCTCGCGATCGCCTGTTGCCTTGTCCTCGGCTTCCTGACGATGGGCCAGAAGGACCACGACCCGGCAGGTTGACCGCGTTATCCAGGGCGAACGTGTGTTCGTGTTCGTTCCGCCGCGCGACGTGGGAGATTGGGGTCCTCGTCGCGCCGCCCCCGGACCGGTTCCGGTGGCGGCTCGTGGCCCGGCGGCGAGGTCATCCCGGCGGGGTGGCGACGGAGGCCACGGCAGGACGGGAGACAGACGTTGTCACCGACCAACACGGGTACCGGCGGCCCTGACAGCCGGGTGGGAGTGGAGATCGCGATCGTGTCGCGGGAGGCCGAGCGTGCCGTCCTGAACGCCATGCTCGTCGCCGGTCGCCGCGAGCGACGCCGTCAGCGCCTGGCGCTCGCAGGGGTGCCGGCGCGGCGCGTCGACGACGTGCTCGAGGTCGTCGAACGGATGACCCGAACGCCATCGCCGCCGGGGCGCTGAGGGCCGGATGGCGTTTGGGCGCAACTGCCGGACGATTCTTCGACAGGCCGGAATCCCAATGGTGCAGGGCGATTCGTGCGCCTTGCGGCAGGCCGCGCGGCCGAGTGTCCGATCTGGATCGGCATCGTTGAACGTATGGCAACCATCTACTCCCAGCGTGCCGAGGCGTTCCGCGAGGCGCACTCGGGCGACCCGCATCACTGGTTCACGGCGATGGGGCTGGCGGCCGCTATGGCCGCGTCGCCCCACCCCAGCGGCACGCTCGTGAGGGAGGCCCGGCGAATCTTGAATGTGTGGGAGAAATCCGGCCTGGTCGGCAAGAGCCGCCACCACCAGCCGGTCCGGTGGTTCTTCAGGGCGGCTGAGCCGGACGACGACGAGCTCGGTGGGCTGCTCTAGAGCGGCAGGCCTTCGTCGTCGAAGTTGCGGCAGGCGGGGGCCATCTCGCTCCAGATGCGGCGGGGGAGGCGGGCGGGGCGGGCGCACTGCGACGCCGAGCCGGCCCGCTTCCATCGCTTGCCGGTGCGCTTGAGGTAGACGGCGATCTCCCACGTCGGCTGTCGGTCGGCGGCCCGGATGCACGACTTGCGGACCGGGAATCGGAGCGACCATGCGGCCCATCGCGAGTTGCGGGTGGAGACCCGGACCCGGATGCACGACGCGGGGACCTTCGAGGCCTTCGCGATCGCGGCACGCTCGGCCTTCGTGGCGGAGCGCGCTGCGGTTCCGGTCGCCGGCGCCGCGAGCAGCGCGACGGTGGCCAGCGCGGCGAGGAAGGAGGTGGGGAGCGCGAAACGGCGGATCATCGTGGCCTCCGGGTTCTACTTGAGCGTGGTGCGGGCGACGCGCAGGTACTGACGCTCGACGGACTCCGTCACGCCGTGCGTGCGCGAGAACGTGAGCGTGTACCGGCCGACGGTCCGCGCGCCCTTGCCCTTCGCGTCGCTCGCCGTCGGGTACGAGGTGACGCTGACCTGGTCGGTGACGATCCGCCCGGTGCATCCCATGTCGGCGCAGACCTCCTGCCGGGTGCGTGGGTCGTCGATCTTCAGGCCGGCTTCCTTGAACGCGTAGAGCGCCTCGCGGATCTTGCTGATGTCCGCGGGAACGAGCGCGGCCGCGTCGCCGCCGGGCGGCGCGCCCGTCGTCACGGCGGGGGCGGTGGCCGCAGCAGGCTCCGGGTTCGGCTCGTCGTCGCCGCAGCCGGCGATGGCCAGCGCGACCGCGACGGCCGCGGCGGAGAGGGCTGAGCGGCTACCGAGGTTCATCGTCGTTCTCCTGCGCGGGCTGTTCGGCGAGGCGCGCCGCGGACCACTCGGACCACGGTTCGGGTTCCCCGAGCGGCTGCTCGGTCTTGTAGATGCCGATTGGGCTGCAGGTGCAGCCTGTCGGGTTGGTGCAGTCGGCTGGCGGGGCGACGTCGGGGAACGTCGGGTCATGGGGGAGGTACCAGTAGCCGTCGTCGAGCGCGTCACAGGCGGGGCAGCATCCGATGCTGGACCAGTACACGGCCTTGATGTCGGGCCCGGACCAGTCGGCGCGGGTGATGCTCTCGGGATCAGGCGACGGGCGCTTGCGTGCCGGCGGCTTCGACGGGGAGACCGCCGCTTTCGCCTTCCGCTTCGCGGCACGCTCGAGCTGCTTGGCCGTTCGGTCGAGCCATCCCATCGTCACGTCTCGCGGTTGACCTCGTCGGCGATCTCGCGCAGTCGGTCGACGGCATCGTCGCGCTGGCGGTCGGTCTCGCGGATCCATCGCTCGACGACGTCGAGGCGTCCAGCGAGCGCGTCGAACTCCTCACGCGTGGGGTCTCCGTCGGAGCGCCGCGCGGCCATCTGGCCATGCCCGGACAGCAACCACGGGTGCCGGATGTCGAGCGCGTCGGCGAGCAGCGCCACGTACTTGCTTCGCGGCGCCTCCTCGAGCTTCAGCCAGCGGCTGATCAGCTCGGGTCGCGAGCCGATGAGGTCGGCGACCTGGACGTGCGTGAGCCCGCTCGCCTCTAGGGCGTCCCTCAACCGCTCCCCGAAACCACCGGCCACGATCCGGCAGTCTGGCGCGTTTCTCGGTGATGGTGGGGACCGCACGGAATCTTGCGAATCTCATGCGATACGCTTGACATGCGAAACGCAAGCGGATAGCTTGCGTTTCATGGAGAACGACAAGCCCTTGACGCGCTTCACGGTGCCGCTCGATCCCGACGACTACGCCGAGCTCGAGCGACGCGCCGCCGAGGAGCGCATCCCGAAGACCGCGCACGTCCGCCGCCTCATCGCCGCCGACGCGCGCCAGCACCCCGCCCACACCGACCTGCCGCTCGCGGCATGACCGCCCCGTCCGTCCGGGTCGCCCGCGAACGCGAGGCGCTCCGCGACCTGAGCTACCGCCACATGCGCGGCGAGCCGATCGCGCACTCCGCGATCGCCCGCCAGGCCGCCCGCGTCACGCACGCGAAGCGGATGCACCACCTGTCCACGAAGAGCGACGGCCGCCCGGTGCAACGGGCGGCCGCCTGAGCGCTCCCCCTAACCAGAGGAACAACGCATGACCATCATGGCACCGCCGGCCCCGTCCGGCCACCCCGACGACCGGTCGATCCGACTCGACCTGACCGTCGCCGAGGCGCAGACCCTGTACATCGCGCTCGACCGCCACGCGGCGACGTACTTCACCGGCCCGGTCCGTGACCGCATCGACCGGATCCAGGACCGCCTGTCGTGCGAGCTGTTCGCGCGCGGCTCCGGCCACCCGAGCGAGGCGATCGCGTGAGCATCGACATCCGGACGCGCGCCGACGGCAGCGTCATCGTCGACTGGGTCGCCGCGAACGGCGAGCAGCTCGAGGCCCGGGCCTACCCGACGTCGCAGGTCGGCGAGATGCACCTGTACGTGGGCACGCCGAGCGCGAGGTGCGGCACCACGATGGTGCTGCCGCGCGACGCGGCCCGCGCGCTCGCGTCGTCGCTGGCCGCGTTGGTCGTCGCCGACGAGGACCGCGAGACGCGGGTGCGCATCGAGCGGGAGGCCGCGGACGACCGGTCGGGCTCCCGGGCGCTCGCCGCGCTCCAGGAGGACCCGGATCTGCAGAACGACCTGTTGGCCGTCCTGCCGGACCCCGAGGCCGAGCTGCGCACCGCGACCGAGGGGCGGGCAGCATGAGCACCGACATCACGACGCGACCCGTCGAGGTCGTGAACCCGCTGACCGGTGAGCTCGTCGACATCGCCGCGATGGCGACCGACGCGTTGGCCCTGGAGCGCAACGAGATCCGTGCGGCGCAGGACGCGATCGCGACGTGGCGGCGTGCGATCGACGCCGAGCTCACCGCGCGGCTCGACCACGAGGCGAAGCGCTCCGCCCGCGTCGCCGGCTACAAGCTGTCGGTGACCGCGCCGACCGTCCGCGAGACGGACGCGCTCGGGCTGCGCACCGCGCTCCTGGCGCTCGCCGCGGACGGGGTGCTGTCCGAGGCCGCCGTCGACGCGGCGGTGGAGGTCGTGCCGACGTACAAGGCGAGGCGCGTCGGCATCAACGCGTTGCACAAGCACGCCGACGAGCGGGTGCGCAACGTGACGGGCGACTACGACCGCGAGGTCGAGAACGCGTCCCGTCGCGTGACCGTGACGGAGGTGGCGTCGTGAGCCGCTGCCGTTCGTGCGGTGCCCCCATCCGCTGGGGGATCACCCAGTCCGGTCGGAGGATCCCGCTCGACCCGGACCCCACGCCCGACGGCAACGTCCGGCTGCACCCGGACGGCACCGCCGAGGTGCTGTCCGCGTACGGCCTGACCGTCAACGCCGGCCCGTTGCACCTGTCCCACTTTGCGACCTGCGCGCAGGCCGACCAGCACCGGAGGACCCGATGAGCACCACCACCGATGTCGTGCGGCACGTGCCGTCGCCGACCCCGTCGCCGCAGGAGCTCGAGACGATGGAGCGCGTCGCCAGCCAGCTCGCGGCGAGCGGGATGTTCAAGGACGTGCGCCAGGCCGCGCAGGCGTTCGCGAAGATCGCGCTCGGGCGCGGCCTCGGCCTGGACCCGGCGTCGTCGATGACCGCGATCCACATCGTGGAGGGCAAGCCGGAGCTGTCGGCGAACCTGCAGGCCGCGATGCTCCGCCAGTTCCGTGGCCCGGACGGCGAGCGGTACGACTACCGGGTCGTCGCGATCGGCCCGGACGGTTGCTCGCTCGTGTTCACGCGACGGTGGCCGGACGGCACGGTCGAGGAGATCGGCGCGTCGTCGTTCACCCGCGAGGACGCGCAGCGCGCCGGCCTCGCGAATCGTGGCCCGTGGAAGACGTACCCGGCAAACATGATGTTTGCGCGGGCGATCTCGAACGGTGTGGCGTGGTACGCCCCGGAGGTCACGTACGGCATGCGGGTGTACTCGGACGGCGAGATCGATCCGGGTCGCGAGTTCTCGCCGCCGGACGTGTCGAGCGAGACGGTCCCGGACGCGCCGCGGGTGGAGCGTGCGACCCGCGACGAGTACAAGTACATCTCCGACGCACGCAAGGCACTCGGGTTCGAGGACGACCGGTTGTACGGGTCGCTCCTCGACAAGGCGGACCTCCCGGAGGGCGACACGATCCGGGAGCGACTGCGGCACGCGACGCGGGAGCAGGTCGCGGAGGTCCGCCGGTTGCTCGATGAGGTCGCCGCGCGCGACGCGGCCGCTGACGCGCCGCCGGCGGACGTGGACAGCACCGCCGTCGAGGAGCCGCCCGCCGCCGGGCCCGCGCCGGATGGTGAGCAGCAGGCGATGGACGTGCCGCCCGTCGCGGCCGCGAACGTCGGTGCGGGGGAGCCGTCGCGATGAGCCTGCTCGACGAGCTGGACCCGGCCGTCGCGGTGTGGGTGCGTGCGACCGGGACGGATGTGGACGATGACGCCCAGGTCGACCGGACGGTGCAGCACGGGGACGTGCGCATCGTCCGCCGGTCGGTGCCCCGGCAGCTGGGGCCGTTGACGGCGTCGCAGGCGTTGGAGCGCGAGCTGTTCGCGCTCGACGACCCGTCGTCGCTGACCGTGGAGGAGCGGCGGTTGTTGTCGATGTTGCGGCGTGAGGCGTCGCGGGAGTCGGCACGGAGGTTCGCGGCGTCGGGGGTGGTCGCGTGAGCGCCGCTGCGGATGTGAGGGCCCGGCTGGAGCGCCTGGAGCTCGTGAACGCGTACCTCGTCGCCGCGCTCGGGTGGTACGCGGATCCCGACAACTGGGCTGACGGGGTGGCCGGTGAGGCGGATGCCCCGTGGGAGCAGGGTGGCCGGGACGAGTGGGTGCCGGACAACGGCGACCGTGCCCGCGCCGAGCTGGACGCGATCCGGCGCGCCGTCGAGGCCGGGGGCGGACGATGATCGTCAAGTCGCTCACGGTCGATCAGCGGGCCGCGCTGGACGCGCTCAACGACCGCGGGCCGTTGGTGCTCGCGCACCGGGCGACGCGTCGCCCCGTCCAGTTGTCGCCGACGGCCCGGGAGCTGGTCGACTTGTGCCTCGCGGAGCGCATCGAGGACGACCAGGGGCGTCCGGCGCTGGCGATCACCCCGGATGGTGTCGCCGCGTTGGTGTGGGACGAGCAGGGGGAGGGGCAGGACCATGCAGGTGACTGACGAGCACATCCGTCGGGCGCTGGCGCTCGGGGCGGAGGCGTCGGGCGGCTACATCGCCGCCGTCGAGCGGATCGACGCCGTCGGGATCAGAGGCGTCGAGTACGAGTCGTTCGACGGCAACATCGTGCTCCACGAGAGCGGCCGGATCGCGTCGTACGGCACCGACTCCATCGTGGACCTCACCCCCGACCAGCTCCGCGAGGACGCATGGGAGCGACTGGCCCTCGCCGACGAGGCCGCGCGCCTCGCCGCGGAGCACGGGAGCGCCGACCGATGACCGCGCGTTGGCCGACGCTGGACGAGGTGGCGGCGGAGATCATCGGGAGGACCGGAATCCTCGGGCGCACCGCCTACCGCGCCGCCCGTGCCGTGGACGCCCTGTACCGGGAGCGCCTGGGGGAGGCGCTGCCCGAGGGCGGGCCGGAGCGCGACTACCTGATCGAGACGATGGCGATTGCCCGGCACTGGAAGATCCGTGGCGACTCGGGCGTCTCGTGGCACGCACGGTCGCAGGCGTCCCGCGCCTACGCGATCGACGCCTGCCGTGCCGAGTACGACGCGCTCCGCGCCGCGCTCCGTGTCGCCCTGTCCACCCCGACCCCGGAGGGCACCGATGAGCGGTGAGAACGCCGAACGGCGCTGGCTCCGCAGCGAGGTAATCGACCTCATCCACGACCAGCTCCCCGTCGTCGAGGCGTACGGCCAGGAGATCGTGCCCGACCGGGCCATCGCCGAACAGGTCCTCGTCGCCCTCGACGAGGGGCCGGGCATGAGCGCCTACATGGTCCGCGCCCACTGGACGCGCGACGTCGCACGCCAGGTCGTCGTCGCGCTCCGCAACCGCCTCGCGACGCCCGACGACGTCGGCGCGGTGGGGATCGTTGAGTCGACGCTCGACGCCTACCTGTGGCGGTTCGACGAGGAGGCCACCGATGAGTGACGTGCACCCCGAGTACGAGCGTGGTTTCCGTCACGCCGCCACACAGATCCTTGACGCCCTGGACCGGCACGCGATCGCGGCCCGCAACGGCACCGGGGACGACTCGATCGTGGCCGAGGACGTGATCCGTGCCGCGGTTGCCACGGCGCCCGACAAGGACCGCCGATACAACCCTCTGCACCTCTCGCTCAGCGACATGGCGGACACGGTCGCCGAGTGCAGGCGCAACCTCGCCGCGCTGGAGGACGACCGATGAGTGACGGAGCACCGGAGCGGGTGTGGACAGATGTCGACGGCGAGGAGGTAATCGGCTGGTCGAACCACGAGAGCATCGTCGGGTCCGGCGAGATCGAATACGTCCGCCACGACCTCCTGGCCGCCGCGGAGGCCGAGCGGGACCGGATGCGGGAGGCGCTGGAGCATGTCCGCAACGCGGGCACCATTCCGCCCGAGCGGTACCGCGAGATCGCCCGTGCCGCACTGGAGGACCGGCGATGAGGTCGCGTCCGCTCAACCCCCGCCGCTGGCAGGCCGTCGCCGTCGAGCACGTCGAGGTGCTCAACGACGGCCGTCGCGCCGGATGGCAGACCGAGGTCACCTACCGCCGACGCCGCGACGGCCGCCCCCGGCTCGTCACGCTCACCGGACGGTGGCCCCGCCACGTGTTCATCGACCACCAGGAGGACCGGCGATGAGCGTCCTGCACGAGCTGCTCGTTGAGATCCGTCAGCACCCCGAGCTCGTCGACGAGCTCCGCGCCGAGCTCGACGCCGCGCACCCCGACATCCTCCGCACCGCCGAGCAGATGGCCGCCCGCTGGGACTGCCACCCCAAGACCGTCGAGCGGTGGTGCCGCGCCGGCCGGATCCCCACGGCCCGCAAGATCGGCCGCACCTGGATGATGCCCGTCGACGCGACCGTCGAGCCCGTGCGGCCACGCGACCTCGGACACGGCGAGACCCGCCGCACGCGGCGTCCGGCGTCCCCCAGCGAGCAGGCCGCCACCGACGTCGTCGCACGGATGCGCCAACGCGCCCGCCGAAACGGACGCGCAGCGTGAGCGTCCACAAGGGACCCGACGGCCGCTACCGCGTCCGCTGGCGCGACGAGACCGGCCGCAACCGGCAGCGCACGTTCGACCGCAAGGGCGACGCCGACGAGTGGGACACCGAGGTTCGCCGGCTCCGCCAGCGCGGCCACCTCGGCCGCCTCGACGGCGGACGCATCACCCTCGCCGCGTACGTCGACCAGGTCGTCGAGCCAACCCACATCGCGAGGCTCGCACCAGCAACCCAGCTCGACTACGCGGGCCTGCTGGCGACGCACATCCTGCCCGACCTGGGCAGCGTGCCGCTCAAGGCGCTCACGCTGAAGCGCCTCCGCGGGTGGCAGGCCGACCGGGTCGCCGCGGGAGCGGGAGCGACCGCGCTCAACCACGCCCTCGACCTCGTCGGCATGATCCTGCAGCGCGCCGCCGAGGACGGCGAGATCGAAGCGAACCCCGTCCGTCTCGTCCGACGACTCAAGAAGCCGCCGAGCGACGCGGTCCGGCCCCTCGCGCCCGCGACCGTGGAGGCGATCCGTCGCCGCCTCGAGCTGCGCGACGCGACGATCGTGTCGGTGCTCGCCTACGCCGGGCTCCGGCCCGGAGAGCTGTACGCGCTGCGGTGGGACGACGTGCAGGAGCGCACGATCCACGTGCAGCGCGCGGTCGACGGGTCCGGTGGCGTCAAGACGACGAAGACGACCGCGACGAGGTCGGTGCGGATCCTCGCGCCGCTCGCGTCCGACCTCGCCCGGTGGCGACTCGCGTCAGGTAACCCTCGGCCGCAGCGCCTCGTGTTCCCCGTCAACGGCCGCACCTGGGCGACGAAGACGACGATGGGCAACTGGCGCGACCGGCGGTGGCGTCCCGCATGGCGGGCCGCCGGAGCGCAGGCCGCCCGGGATGCCGGCGTCGAGCCGAACGCGCCGCTCGTCGTCGAGACCGACGGCGGTCGACGCTTCGGGCCCGGGCCGCAGACGGGCCGCGGACGCGCCGCCGCACGCATGGCGGGCCTCGATCCGCTCAAGGTCGCCCGACCGTACGACTTGCGCCACAGCTTCGCGAGCCTGCTGCTGGCCGAAGGGCGCACCGTGCACTACGTCGCTGCGCAGCTCGGGCACGACCCGCGGCTGACGCTCTCCACCTACGGCCACGTGATCGCGGAGTTCGAGGACGCTCCGCGCGTGGACCCCGACGACGCGATCCGCGAGGCCCGCGGAATCTCCGGTTCGCGTCTCGTTCGCAACGACCAGAGGACAGGTACAGATGACCAGTGA